CGCCTGCCTATAGTCCCAACATCCAGGCCACAACAATGCCGGACGGGATGCAGTATGTCACCGTGGAACAGATGAACTCAACGGTTCAGGCAGGCATGAAGGTAGCTGCGAACCAGGGAGCTGCAGGCGGTCAAAGTAGAACAATGAACGCTCTGCGAAACAGCAGGTCACAACGTTCCAAGATTGGACTAGGCCGATGAGTTACACCCGCATTACTACGTTCATCACAATTGATGAAGGCCCAAAAGTCCCATTCCATCCCGATTTTAAGCCCCGCTACCAAAACAGCACCCTTGGAGAGATTGGTGAGTTTAAGTATTTGTCCTTCATCTACCAAGGCGCGGCAAAAAACAGAACAGGCGACAACATCGAATCGAGTTTAATTCTGTCTGCAAATCTACTGAGCATGGATGCAGCTCGTAGCGCCGTGAGGAAAAAGGCAAAAGTCAAGGTCGAGACTTACGTCATGAACAGCACTTTTACCGAGACACAAAGACTGCTGACAGAAGAGAACTGGATAGCTGCCAGCATGTCTTATGACACCGAAACGGTAGAAATACTGTTGAGCAGCGCCATCGATGCAGTAGGCGCAAACGCTCCAAACCGTGTACTTACCCGCGATTTAGTCGGTGATCTGCCTGTATCTGGCACTATTACTAACCGTTGAATCCCTATCTTTTGCTGGGACGCCCTTACAGGCTTGGGGGTGATTTTGTCAATTACGAAGGCGGCGACTGCTTGTCACTGGCGCGTGCTGTGCTTACTTACTACGGCATTAGCACACCTGAACCTCAGCGTGACTGGTACAGACGCTTAAGACGTGGTGACACCGATGTGTTTAAGGAAGAGCTGGAACGCTGGGGCCAGCCAACGGCTCGTTTAGACTGTGGGGTAGTTGCGCTATGCAGGTCTGAAAATGGCTATGGCATGGCAGTTTATTTTGAAAACGGATGGCTGAACTTCGGAGAGTCGGGGGTTCGTTGGAGTCCCATCGAGCATTTGCAACCCCACGAGTTTTACTGCCCTCGGAAATACAGATAATTGAAGCTTTAGGGCTTACTGAGGATGAATACTGGGAATTTTTACGTTTAAACGATGAGTACAACGGCAAGCGAGCGGAAGCGTATGCCCATATCCCCGACATAAGAAACGAGCCAGCAACAACAGCAATCATTGTCAATCTTGTAGTTGGTCTTGCCTTAACCGCTGTATCAGCCCTTTTAGCACCAAAACCGCGATCACCAGAACAAAAGAAGGCGGGGCCGCAATTAGCAACAGAGGGCCAAACCAGCCGTAGCCGGTATGCGCCACAGTCATCGTTTGACTCGATCCAACAATTAGCAGTATTGGGTTCTGTTATTCCGTTGGTATACACCAATCAACAGACCCTTCCGAGCGGACCAACCTATGGCGGTGTTCGCGTAAACAGCTCGCTGATCTGGTCCTTAATGACAAGCCTAGGGCGTAATCAACAACTCAGGGCTTTGATGCTATTTAGCCATGGCCCGGTCGAGGGACGCCCTGATTTTGAAGGTTACGCTATCGGTGATTTATTGGTAGCGGACTATGCACTTGGAAAGATAGCTCTGTACTTCAAACACAACCACAATGGTGGACGTTTTTCCCATGATGATGCGTACCCAACTGATATGGAACCACCGTATGACACCAGCAAAGGAGTTGATCCATTCGCTTTTAAGTGGGCAAATGGTTTAGTCCAATATTTCAGTGGTGCGCGGACGCCATCAACTCAAGCTGTGTTTGGTACGTTTGCTTGCTTGCCTAACGGCAACCGGTACAGAGTAAATTATGAATTATTGCTCAAACCCGACAGTATAGATGGTGACGTAGAGGATGACATCAGGGATAAACAAAGAAAAATTCGCGATTCTTATCCTAGATATGGCTACGTTTATGGCCCAGGGAAGACTGACGATAAGTATGTGCCTGCGGGTAGTGAAGTTACCTACGTGCTAGCATCCAATACATTCAATGACCAAGCTTACGGCGCTGGAGGAATTGTAGACATCCAGCAGGCTACAAATAATGGGCGTATTGATGCAGATAGCAATTTAATTGTTGGAGAAACATACTTAATTGGTACTGGCTATGGCGTGTTGGTCAATAAAGAAGGTAGCCCTTGGGCTCCAGGTCGCCAAGTAAAAGCCGTATTCAGGATGACAACAGATGCTCAAATTGACACAAGAGATGAAGAACGAAAAGAAAAACCTGAAAATCTATCAATTCAGCGGATTGCCGTGGCAACTATTAGCAACAACAGAGCCTGCAATAGAACTGATCTGACTATAAAATCAACGGTTTACAGGAAAATTAACGGATTTCCAAACGTCAATTCTCAACCAAACCAAGCGACAATTGACCGGTACGAGGAAAAAGACGGAACAATTACTCTCGGGCAGCTCAACATTTACAACAAACGCCAATCTTTCTTTGCTTTGCTGTACCGCAAACAGGGGGATACTACTTGGATTAACATAACACCTGAAGGGACAGGGTTTGTCGTAGAAGGCCGGACGCCAGAAGCTGTTTACAACCAAATATGTATTATCCACCCGGACACAAGCACTGAGGCTTATGAGTATCAACTAGCGCCGTTGGCGGGAGCCGCTGTTGCTAGGTACTGGGGTTTTCCAGGACAAGAGCGCTATATGTACTTTTTAGATGCAGCAGGAGCCTATGACAATGCATGGAAGCAACCTGAACAAAACGTGTTTGAGCATAATGGTTTTTCAGTTTGGTACACCGGCTATAGGAAATTGTTCCGTCGCGACGAAGGTTCCAATAAAGAATGGGAATTGTACGGTGTCACAATTGGCCGAGGTTACGACCTATATGGGGACGTTAATGTTGGCGGCGTAAATGGTGAAACTGTTAACTTGCGATATGGGGACGCTTATCAAGACTTTGTTGTTTATGACGCAGAGGAATTATCAAACCAGTCTGCACCAGAGCATGAAATTGTTAGCGTAAATGAGATTCTTTACACTGATCCTGCTGCGGCATACAGTGACCTCGTATACGCAGGTATAAGGCTAAATAGTGGTACAGAATGGTCGAGCTTTAACGAGTTATCCGCCTACTTCAAGCAGGGCATTTCAGTTAAAAAGTTGCTTTTCGCTTCCAAAGAGGCTGCAACTAATTTGTTGCCCGAAATTGCCTACGACCTACTGACAAATACAGAGTATGGTGTCGGCGAACTTGTAGGCGAGAGCCAGGTAGATATCAACGAAATGCGGAGTGCTACTCTGTTTTGCCAAGCCAATAGTTTCTTTTGGGACGGCGTAATTGGCGAGCGCGTCAATATAAGAGAATGGATCTACGAAAACGCTGGTTACTGCTTATTGCAATTTAGGATCAAAGGCGGACGGTTTAGCCTGTACCCTGACGTGCCATTCGAAACCTCAGGGCAGATACAAAAAACCAAGCCAATTTCGCCCAAAGTTTTATTTACTGACGGCAACATGAAAGACCTGCAGGTCAGTTTTTTGTCCCCAGAAGAGCGCCAGTTATTCAAGGCAACAGTTCTATGGCGTCAAGAAACAACAAACGGCTTCCCTCAAACTAGGACAGTTGTTGTGACCCTTACTAAAGATGAGGATAGCCGCAGCCGCAGTCCCGATAACGACCCAGAAGAAACATTTGACATGTCTGGATTCTGCACGAGCCAAGAGCACGCAGAAACATTTGCCAAGTACGCACTAAAGACGCGCCAACTGGTGGATCACGGCATCAAGTTTCAAACAACTCCTCAGATGGCGATGGGACTAGAACCCGGCGAATATTTTCAGGTTGCTTCTGCAGTCACCCATTCCGATACAGACCTTGGTAGCCGCCTAAATAACGGATCTATCGACGGCGAAGGTAATATTATCGGTTTGGATTTAGATAATGATACATACGAAGTGCAGTACTGGAAACCTGGAACACAGGCGCTTAACACTGATCAGCTTCAGGTCGTAAAGGGAAAAACTTCAAACAGTACATTATGGGGCTCAATTTTTGCAGTGTCTAGGTGGAACAACCCTCAGACCCGTGTTTACAAGCTGGAAAGCCTGACCTATGCAGAAGACGGGCTTGTAGAAGTAGCAGGGAGCGTCGCTCCGCTAACTGAAGGTGGTTCGTTAGCAACTTTAGACTGGGGGAACAATGATGACCACTTCACGGTGAGGGCTGCCTAATGCCAGTTACATTCAAGCCTGAAGACCTTCGCCCGTCTGCCAGGTCTTACAAACCTGGGACGTACCCGCAAACGTTTTTCCAATCGCTTAATGGGTCTACAACTGTTGTTCAATTTGGCGCGCGTAATTCCAATGCCGAGCTGACTTTGCAGTTTTCCAACATTGAAGACACTGCGGCAGACACCATCATTGGTGTTTATGAAAAAGCAAATGGTGTATGGGACTACGTGGATTTTAATAACACTAAAGCTATGGACGCAGCTAGCACCGGGATGCAGTTACGAATGAAAGAAGGCTCACCGTTGAAATGGCGCTTCAAGGAGCCGCCAACAGTCACCTATAAATTCCGCAATCGCTGCGATGTGTCTTGCACCTTTACTGCTTTCCTCGATGGCGTTTAGACTAGAGACACGATCTTTTACCCGCAATGGCCTTTTCTAGCGGCATCAACGGAAAACTTTATTATGGCTCATTGACCACCGCTGTAACGCTGGTGGGGCAAGTGAAAAACTGGACATGGTCCACTGCACAGACTGTTTTGGATACCACGTCACTTTCTGACACTGACAGGACTGTTATTCCCAGCACCCGTTCCACTACTGGCTCATGCAGCCTGCATTACTACGGCAGCAGCTCAACAGCATCGACTTTGATCGGTAAGATCGTGAAAACAGGCAGTGCATTGGGCAGTGGTGTTAATGCCGAATCTAGTCAGGTGACTTTTAAACTTGAAGTTGATGGGAGCACCATCACGATTCCGGCTTACATCACTAACGCGAGCATGACTTGCTCTGTGGGCGAAGTCGTATCTGTTGACATCACTTTTGAAGCTGACGGCGCTGCCGTTGAAAATAGCTTGTGATCTATGTCTGTTTACCTAGGCAACGAGGGTGAAGTTGAGCTGCAACGTGTTGAAACAGGTCGCGGGCTTCGCAGTGAGCTGGCTCCGTCTGATGTCAATGTGGGCCGCAAACGCTTTAGCGTAGATTTTGCGCTTGGGGCGTTAATTACTGGCGACCTAATCACGATTGCAGTTGACAACGGCGCGACACTAGAACTGGTTAGTGGCCATAGCTACCCGGACTGGACAGGCTATGTTCACGTTGACGAAGTTGGCGGCATAAGGCTTTACAGCACTTTTGCTTTTGCGTTGGCAGGCGGCATTCCTAATGCATTGGCGTTGGTTGCGCCTAGCGTTACAAGAGCAATCAAAATAACGACACGAACCGACCTGTTTAAGTGCGTCGCTCAAGTCAAGAGCTTCGACATGACCACAAGCCGGGATCTAGTGCAGACCACGTCTTTATCCCAAGAATTTCAAAGCCAATATGAGGCCGGGTTGATCAGTGGACAAGGCCGGATGTCTTGTTTCTGGGAGCACCAAACAGGCACCTCTGAAACGCTTGAGTTTTCGGTGTATTTGGCGCGTCTAGTTCTTCGGCTGCAGCAAGGTGCAAGATTCAGGGGCAAATTTTATATCTACAAAAACGAGCAAAACGAGTCCTCCGTTTGGTACGAGTGTGACTGCATCGTTAGTAGCGTGCAAGTGTCTGTCGAACCTACCGAAGCAATTACAACTGAGGTTGATTTTGTGACGACTGGCCTGATCACGCTTCGTCAAGACTCATCACTGAGTTACATCCTTCAAGAGGACACAAACAAAATTCTGTTGGAAAGCAATCAGAGCGGCGCTTTGCTACAGGAAGAAAGCGAGTAGCAGCCCTTAGACTGGTGGTACGAGTACAGAACCTGAATGCCTGATCTAGAAATTTCCGGGCTGCCGCAATTAGCAGGTTCTGACCTGCAGGGCACTGACCCTATCGCAATAGCAGACATCTCAGCTTCTGAGACAAAGAAGCTAACAGTTGCAGACTTATCGACTTATGGCGTCACGTTTATTCCTGACGACACAATTTCAGGCGACAAAATTACCAGCCTGATTGGGACGAAATTAGTAGCAAACTCGGTCACAGCAAGCCAGATTGCGTCAAACGCAATTGGCAGTAGTGAACTGGCCAATTTAGCTGTTGATACGGCAGCTATTCAAGATGGAGCGGTCACCAACATCAAGCTAGCCGGGGGCATTGACGGAACCAAGATCCTTGCCTTGTCGGTTGGCGATGCAAAAATTGTTGACGTAGACGGCGCAAAGATACTTACCGGAACTGTTACTGCAGACCAGCTAGGAACCGACGCAGTTACGGCGACAGAGTTAGCTGACAATGCTGTTGATACCGCTGCTGTCGTAGACGGAGCAATCACCAACGTTAAGATAGGCATCAATATTGATGGCGCCAAAATACTTGCCGCATCAATAACCTCTACTCAGCTAGCAGCTAACAGTGTTACTGCATCTGAACTTGCCAGTTTGTCTGTAGATACTGCTGCTATTCAAACCGCAGCAGTAACAGACTTAAAAATTGCGACCGGTATTAGTGGAACAAAACTTACGGACGGAACCGTTAGTGACGCCAAGATTACTGGTCTCGATGGGGCAAAATTAACTGCAGATTCCGTAGACACAGCGCAGCTTGCAGCAAATTCAGTCACGTCAGTTGAGCTAGCGGCTAACAGTGTTGGGTTGTCTGAACTTTCCGACGCATCAGTAGACACTGCTGCTGTAATTGATTCTGCAATTACAGATGCCAAGCTAGCCTCAGGAATTAGCGGCAGCAAACTCACCGACGCAACCGTTAGCGACGCTAAAATTATCAGCCTTGACGGAAGTAAATTAACTGCTAACTCCGTAGATACAGCGCAGCTTGCAGCGGACTCAGTTACATCAACTGAATTAACGGCGAACAGCGTTGGGTCCTCTGAACTTATTGATCTATCGGTAAGCACTGCAACCGTTC